AAGGTCGGGTCTACTTCGACCACCCGGCCACGTTCAAGCGTTTGCCCGTTGTAAAGACGGGAGCGGATCATCTCGACTTTCATAATCCTTGGAATACCTGTGTTAGACAGCCAGAAACCACTCGTACTCGCTCGGGTTCTTTCATGTAGTCCCGAACCTTGATCCATGCTTGCACGTTGGAGATACCCTCCTCGACACGCAGATCGCCCAACTTGCTGTGCCAGTACCGCCGGTTGCTCATGTAGTTGTCGCAGCCGCAGATGTATATCTGGTCGAAGCCCATAAATCCAGCGATCCACGTTGCCGTGCCGCCGGAGAATCCGAAGTCGGGACAGATGCCCGACCAAATATCGCACGCATCCTTGTGGTGCGAAATCACTGGCGCATGATCTTTCAACAACGGCCAGAGTTCTTTGTCTTGGTAAACAATGTAATCAAGAGAGAGCAGGAGAGCGTGCTGATTGACTCCAACCAACACGCCCCCCTGCAATAGCAGTGGCTGCACCGCCTTGATGTCTTCCACCAAGGACGGGCCACCACCGAGGACAGCGCAACGCTGCCCACGATGGCGACCCTCCAATGCGGCTAGATCGATCACTCTTAGGTCGTGACGATCTCGTTGCACTCGGCGAACGACTCGGGGTGCCGCACGGCGAAGTCGCAATCGTGGAACGCCACGACGCGCACCGTACCGGCATTCGAGCCGCTGTACTGATCGACGAGGATGTCGATACCCGACCACTGGCCGATGAGCAGATCGCTCCACACACCAAACATCATGGCCGAGAGGCTGGAACCCGAACCCTTCGTGAGGTTCGAGGGAACCTGCTGCGAAACGTAGATCGGGTAGCCGTACAGGTTCGCCATATCCGGGCCGAGGATGAAGTTGCCTTCCACGCCGCTCGACTGCCGAGAGGTCGTGGAGAGTTTCGCCTTCACCTGTCCGTTCGTGAGGAACGCCGCAGAGCCGGTCAACGCGTTGTCCGTCTCCACTTCCTTCACGAGGTTCACCACCATCGCCCAAGTCGGCGCAGCACCGTTCGTGCCGAGCGTCACCGAGCCAATGCCCGACGTGTTGAGCACGCCGGTCGGCTTGTTGCTGCCCGAGCCAGCGACCGCAGCACCGTCCATCGCCACGGCAATCGAGGTAGCCAAGTCATTGCGGACGAGGTTCTCGATGTCGAGCGACGACTGGAGCATCAATCGGCGGCTGATGTCAACGTAGGCACCGAGGGTCTTCGGCGACATCGTGACTTGATCGAACGCCGGAGCGTTGGTGCTCTCCGTCGGTGCGCTGTTCTCGGCGACCCAGTAGGCCGAAGAAGCCGAGGTCTTGCGCGGGATGGCAACGTTACCGTTGAGGCCCGTGAGGAACTGCGCGCCGAGGGTGTTGAGCACCATCTTGTTACGCAGCACGTCGATGAACGACGCAGCCAGCAGATCGGTCGCAACGAGGTTGCCCGCCTTCGCCGTGCCAGAGGCCGTCGAGGTGGTCAGATCGCGCTTCCCGTAGAGCACATCGACCGGAATCAAGAGACCGCGCGAGGTGCGGCCTTCCTTCTTCGCGGCGGCTTCGGACACTTCAAACTCGAAAGCCGCGTCTTCTTGGGCACGACGATCCTGCGGGTTCGACAGAGCCTTGATCGCACGGACAAACGAGAACGAGCGCACTTCCTTATCGGAGAGGCCAACCTCGTGATCGACGTTCAGCGGCTTGGAGGCCACCTTGTCGAGCAACGCGCCACGGAACTGCTCGACTGAGGCTCCGTCACGAATCGCCGACTCGCCGAACTCGCGCTGATTGTGACGCGAGGCCAGATCCATGATCGCCGACACGCGAGCGCGTTCGGCCTTTGCTGCATCCTCACGGACGCTGTTGATTTCATCAGACATTTTTGTCTCCTTGACAATGATTTTAGGTTCGGCAACCGGCGCAGTGTTGATCGCACGACCAACGCCGACGCTGGTATCTGCCGGAATAGATACGATACTAATTTCGAGCGGCATCCAACTGACTGCGCGGAAAACCTCCCGGTCTCCTTGCTTTCCGTCCGATACCATCTCGCTGATAACGTAACCGACAGATACGTTTGACCGTATTCCATCCTTTACGTCCTGCCAGATTTCCTCGGCTCGCGCACTTTTCCCAAAGCGCACGACAGCCCGCGCCACGCGGTCTGCTCCGAGGCTGATCTGCTCCACGACGCCGACCTGGTCGGCCATCTCGTGATCCACAAGCAGCGGCGCACGGCCACTGCCAATAAACTCCATGTCGATTGAGCCGGGCGAGTGGTCGAGGATTTCCATGCCCCATCCGCGGTCGACCGCCATCTCGCTAGAGAAGGCCAACGTCGCACGACGCTGATCTTCCATGATGGACGCACGCTCAAAGATCGCCGCGCGGAATACACGCTCTGTCGGCCCCTTGCGCTTGGCAGGGCCAGCGTAGTCCTCTTCATACGGCTCATTGCCGTACATATCCTTGGGACGCTCGCCCTCGGCGAAGATTTCCTCGCCATCTTCGGCGGCTTCTTCCAGCGCCTCGATAGCCTCGTCCGCTTCCTCGCTTTCGTCCATGTCGTACTCCGACTTGGCGAATGTCACGGTAACGGTTGCCTCGTCCTCGACGACAGCGACGACGTGCCTTGTTTCTACCTTGTCCATATTTCGTCCCTCATCTTCGCGATCCAGTTCCGCGCTTTTTCGATTAGCCCAACTCTGGCCGGGGTCTCCGCCCCAGAGTGCCCACGCGATACGCCCTGCGGACGGGTAGCCCTCTTCGCCCGGACGGAAGCCCTCGGCTTCTTTGTCGATTTCGTGTCTTGCAAAGTAACTCACCATCCTTCGGATCGTTTCGGGCGAAAGATTCGCTCGATTCTTAATGTCCCGAGCACGAGTAACGCCGACCTCTGTGCCGCCGCGTCCGAACTCTTCGCGCCACTCTAATCCGCGAGCGGCTTCTGCTGCCATTGCCTCGGTGGGCTTTGTGTCGACAGCCATTACTCAAGCCTCAAGAACGATTCCGCCGTCGTCGTCAATGTTAAGGCTACCACACGAACCGTGCCGTCGCTGCCTTTGACCTTGATCGTGAGCGTGGAATTGTCGGTCAACTCAAACACCATGTCTCCGTTGCTGCTCGGCGTAGCCGATGCTGCGGGTTGAATGGTTACCGCACTGGAGTTTTGCGTCGACATTGTGCCAAGGCCACTGACTGCGGTATTTGCAATCGCAATCGACGTGTTCGATGCGGCAGTCAGCCGACCCTGTGCGTCTACGGTGAATGTCCCAACTTGGGACGCCGAACCGTAGGACGCTGCCGTCACTGCGGTATTGGCGAGCGAGATGGTGCGGTTCGCAGACAGATCGCCGCCGCCGCTCAATCCCGTGCCAGCCGAGATGGTCGTGGCGGAGGCCGCAGCACCGAGAGCGGTCAAAGCCGCGCCCGCTGTGGTCGATCCTGTGCCGCCGTTCGCAACGGCAAGCGTACCGGCCAGCGTAATGGTGCCGCTGCTTGTGATCGGGCCACCGGATGTGGTCAGCCCAGTGCTGCCGCCAGAGACATCAATGCTCGTGACCGTGCCCACGCCACCAGCCGAAATCCACTCGACATCCGTGCCACCGACATTGACGGCGAGCACCTTGCCCGCGTTGCTGGTGTAAGTCGGCAACAGATTCGTGCGTGCGCCAGAGGCCGACGATGCGCCTGTTCCGCCATCCGCCACGGCCAGATCGGTAATGCCGGTAACGCTACCGCCGGAGATGCTGACGCTGTTGGCATTCTGGGTGGACATCGTGCCCAGCCCAGAAACCGCCGTGTTAGCAATCGAGATCGACGTATTGCTCGCAGCGGTGAGTCTGCCCTGCGCGTCTACCGTGAAGGTCGCAACCTGTGATGCAGAGCCATACGAGGCCGCTGTGACGGCGGTATTTGCGAGGCTGATGGTTCTATTGGCCGAGAGGTCTCCGCCGCCAGAAAGCCCTGTCCCTGCACTTACGGTTCGCCCTGTCGGTACGCCGCCCAGGTTAGAGAGCGCGGTCGATGCGTCCGAGGCTCCGGTGCCACCGTCTGCGATGGCAAGGTCGGTAATCCCAGAGACCGAGCCGCCGCTGATCGTGACGTTATTGGCATTCTGCGTCGACATCGTACCGAGGCCGCTCACCGCCGTGTTAGCGATAGCGATGCTCGTATTCGATGCCGCTGTGAGTCGGCCCTGTGCGTCCACCGTAAAGGTCGGCACAGCGGATGCGCTCCCATACGATCCTGCGCTGACGGCTGTGTTGGCGAGACTGATCGTGCCCGTCGAGGTGATCGGGCCACCCGTCAGCCCGGTGCCGGTTGCTACGCTTGTGACCGTGCCGTTCTCCGGCGCGGAAATGGTGATCGACCCTGCGCCGTTTGTAATCGAGATGCCGGTGCCCGCCGTGAGGTTGGCATTCTTCCAGAGGCTCGTGGCGGCATCGTAAATAATCAACTGCCCATTGGCAGGCGAGTTGATCTGCACGTCGTGGATTTCGTCCAGTTCGTAGCCGTTTTGCACGCGGACATAAATCTGCCCGTTTCCAGCATTGGCCCGCTCAACGATACCAACATAAACCATGTGGTTTGGTGCTTTCGGCTTTGTCGACGTAAGCGTTCCAGCAGTCGCGCCGAGGTACAGCGTGTCGCCTTGGTTATATGCGCTCGTGTCGATCTTATCGAGCACGCCTTGGCAGATGATTAGACCGTTTGCGTTGGATGCGATGCTTTCCGCTGCGAGTCCAAATGTTTTGGCAGAGGTCGCGTCCGTAGTGTTGTAGGCCAGTTTGACCGATG